GTGAAAGTATGCAACCAACCAAGCCAATCACAGTCATTGGTAGGAAAGTCGATCGCAAGGTGGGCAAAGACTTACTGGCTGGTTACGCAAGCTTCTATTCCACAACCGAGGTGATGACTAAGGCGATGGACTACGAGGTGTTTGTAAGGACTATGGGCGATGTGATGAATGACCACATGGGTGGAGACATTGCTCAAGACCACACAGTGTATTCAGCGAAAGCCGAAGCCCTTATCCATACCGCACCGCTTGATGCAGCAATGCTCTACATGATGGGTTGGGACATTGGCGGTATGCGTTGGAACTTGCGAAGGTTCTTGGATACAAACTTTTCTAGGTATAGCGCACACGAGGACACACCGCACACGATGTTCTTGAATCTCAAGCGCAGACTGAACAAGGAGATATACAAAGCGAACGAGACAGTGTTCAAGAAGGTTGAGTATGTAAATGGAGAGATGTATCCGCCTAGCGAGTGGGGCTACACAGTCATGGTTGATGGACAGGAGGTAAAACAATATGACTAATACGATTCGAGTGGAGGTGAGAGATGTATATGGGACATTGAAGTACTACCCCCTATGCGAGAAGGCACAACTGTTTGCAGACATAGCAGGGACTAAGACTCTCACGCTACACGCAATCAAAAAGATCGAGGCGTTGGGATACTCAATCAACGCTACGGCACGAGCAATGAATTTTTAAGGAGAGAGATATGACATACACATTTAGCAGATATTTTCTTGATGGATTTGGCACAGAGGAACAACTGAACGAGTTGCTTCACTCAGATGTACTCCCACTGGTGCGTGAGTTGCAATTCAAGTATGGCTTGAAGGTCATGGGAAAAGTAATGAATGTAGGCTATCCGCAAGAAGATAAAGATTCCTACATGATGTGCTACCCCAATGGGCTGGCAGTGTGCAAGGTGTGGACAACAAGTTTGGGTGGCGCTAACTGCGATCAACTAGAGTATTGTTTCCGCACACCTTTCTATGCCAAGTCTCGTGGCTCAGATCAAAATGATAGAGAGACTATTCGTAGTACAAAACTTTCATCATTGATGGCGGTACTAAAGCGTCAGGACGCTGTGCGTGACAAGAAAGTGATCATGGATAGCAAAGTAAAGCTAGTGAGGAATGGTGTTCACGCTCTGCGCAAGTCAGTGGGTATTAGCGATAAGCAGAACAACTTTACGCCTGACGAGATTCATGCAATGTTGGCTACCTTACTAGGGGAAAGTACCAATGGTCTTTCTGTACCATTAGACCTAAATAAATGTAAAAATACACTTGACATTTACAAAGAAGCTGATAAGATACGAGATATAAAGAGAGAAGAGTCCAAGCGGTTCTTTAAGAATCCTTTCTATCTCATTGGCATAGACGACTACAAGCACTTACTCATAGGCAAATTCAAGATGACTGTACTGCACAGTGAAACAAGCAAGATCGAGTACGAGATCATTGAAGACTTCAAGCGAGTCAAGACGATCGAAGAGTATCCCGAACTAGTGCCGTTGATGACGATGATGAAAGTCTCTTACGAAACTAAAGAGGTGCGCAGGCTTGGTATGTTGAACTTCCCGATCATGGACAAGTATGACGAGGGGCTTGATGCGGTATTCTTTTATAGCAGTCAACCAACGAACTACGAACACTCATGGATGGCTACCCCATGCCCCACTTGATTGGGGAACTGAGTCCTGTGGTTCACCCCAAGAATTGGGATTTGATTCGTGTCCCTGTTCGCAAGGTAGACGATCAGTACATTGTGTATGTGGCTGATGGGTTTCATCGCATATACACCGATGACACTTTGCCTGATGTGTTGAAGTCTAAGTTTGCAATGATTAATGCTAATGGAGAAAAGTTTTTGTTTGATTCAAAGATACTTAGACTGACACTCTACACAAACACACACGCCCCCGAACTCGACGAAGTTGGGTGGAGGGCAAGCGAGACCTACTACTGTCTAGTCGTAGATCGACCAACTTTAGAGTCACTGAAGGGTGGGATACAAAATGACGCCTGAGGGTACAGTCAAGAAGAAGATCAAAGATATTCTCCACGCAAAGGGAGCCTACTTCACCATGCCAATCGGTACTGGCTATGGTTCGGCAGGTGTCCCTGACTTTGTGATTTGTTACAAGGGGAGGTTCATTGGGGTGGAAGCGAAAGCGAATGGCAACAAGCCTACTGCCCTACAAGAAAAACATATGTCAGCCATTCGTGGTCATGGTGGGTTCACCCTTGTCATTGATGAAACAAACATTGATGCGCTAACGCGCCTATTGGAACAGTTATGAATGAAGAAGATCGTAGCAATCTGCGTGACCTACACGCTGGCTTTGCGTTGGTGGGCTTACTGATGAGAGGAGGAACAGTAACGAGTCTACTAGCCGAATCAGCGTATGAGATTGCAGATGCTATGCAGGAAGCACGAGACCGACATAGTGTTGGAATCGTATCAATTAAACGCCAAACCAAAAAGGAGAAGGCAAATGAAACGTAATAAGATTGCACAGGTTCGTGTATTGTTGGAGAGAAATCCACGCATGAAAACCGCAGATGTAATGAGGGCTCTCGGCACTACTAAGTCATATACCTATGTATTGATGAGCAAGGCAAGGGCATCATATCTACAAGAACATGGCGAGACCATTGAAGATCGCATGATCAGATTGAGAGACTTGGCAAAGCGTATTGAAATTGTAAGACCTAATAATTTACCCAAGGGTATGACTGTGGCAGAAGCGGAGGAAATTGTAGCTGACGTGAATCAAGCTATTTCCCAACATGACTCAGTGAATCACCCTACGCACTACACCTCAGGTGGGATCGAAACTATTGACTTCATCGAGGCGAAGAAGCTTGGGTACAACTTGGGTAATGTCGTCAAATACATTACTAGGTCAGGACTCAAGGGCAATCAGTTAGAAGACTTGCGCAAAGCGCAATGGTATCTTTCTCGTGAAATCGCCACACTGAAGTAAACCCCGAAGGCATGGTTCGCCATGCCTTTTTTTGTATCTATACTTTTTGTTAGATAGCGACCCATGACTCAGTGGGATGCTATTTTGAAACCAGTTATTAAAGAGAGAAAATGCCGAGACCCAAACCCCCCGCGCCTCTCATAGGCAGGCAGATCAGACTATCCGACAAGCAGTGGTTAATCTTAAACCAACTTGGCGGTGCGGAATGGTTGCGAACACTCTTAGAGAAGAAAGCGCCATTCCCTGCGTCGTACTACAAAAAACTTTTAGAGAAACCAAATGTCACTGATAACGATTGACTTTGAGACCTACTACGATAGCAAAATCAAGCTAGGCTTCAAGCATCAGACCACTGAGGAATACATACGCGACAAGCGTTTTGAAGTTATCGGTGTGGGCGTGAAGGTAGACGAGCAACCGACTGTCTGGGTATCAGGCGGTAAAGATAAGCTAAAAGAATTCTTAGCGTCGTTTGACTGGGGCAGCAGCGCGCTTCTGTGCCACAACACCCTTTTCGATGGAGCGATTCTTAGTTGGGTCTACGGCATCACGCCCGCGTTTATGTTCGACACTCTATGTATGGCGAGAGCAATTCATGGCGTTGAGGCAGGTGGCTCACTCAAGGCGTTGGCTGACCGCTACGAGATCGGAGTTAAGGGCGAGGAAGTGATTGCCGCTGAAGGCAAGGCACGACTTGACTTCAACAAAGAAGAACTCGAGCGATACGCAGAGTATTGCAAGAACGACGTTGACCTAACCCTCAAGCTATTCAAGATATTGTCGAGCGCGTTCCCTGAGAACGAGATGAAGCTTATCGACATGACTCTGCGGATGTTCACGCACCCTGTGTTCTTTGTTGATGATGCTCTACTGCAAGAGCGCTACGATGAACTCAAGGAAGAGAAAGAACAACTGCTTGAAGGCTTGATGGATAGGTTAAAATGTGAGACCGCAGAGGCGGTGCGTAAACGACTAGCCAGTAATAAACAGTTTGCTGAAGTGTTAGTCGAGCGCGGGGTTGAAGTCCCCATGAAAGAAAGCAAAACAACAGGCAAGCAGACCTATGCGTTGGCAAAGAACGACGAAGGCTTCTTAAAACTCACAGAACATGATGACCCATTTATCCAACAGCTATGCGCGGTGCGACTCGGCACAAAATCTACCATCGAAGAATCAAGGATTGAAAGATTCATTGATGTTGGCAAACGCAACAAAGGACGCCTACCAATCCCACTCAAATACTACGGAGCGCATACTGGTCGCTGGGCAGGAAGTGATAAGGTTAACTTCCAAAATTTACCAAGTAGAGATAAGAAAAAGAAAACCCTCAAGAATGCAGTCGTAGCGCCTGATGACCACATCGTTATCAACTGTGACTCTTCTCAGATTGAGGCGCGTGTCCTCGTCTGGCTGGCAGGGCAGGATGATGTGGTTGAACAGTTCCGCAACGGAGAGGATGTCTACTCTCTGTTTGCAACCAAGATATACGAACGCCCCATAAGCAAAGCTGACCCAGTGGAACGCTTCGTGGGTAAGACCTGCATCTTGGGTTTAGGCTACGGGACTGGGGCATTAAAGTTACAGCACACGCTCAAGACGCAACCACCTGGCGCGGTCGTTACTGAAGACGAGGCTAAGAACTATGTTGATACATACCGCGACGCCAACGACAAGGTGATTAAGTTATGGCGTGATGGCGACAAAGCGATCGCTGACCTAGCCAACTGGGATGACAAACTCAAGCCCTATTACTACGGCAAGCACAAGTGCCTCAAGGTTACGAAAGATGGTATAGGTCTGCCTAATGGTCTTTCTATCCGATACCCAGACCTCAAGCTGGATACGTCAGAAGCCAAGTCTCAGTATGTTTACAAGTCACGCAAAGGTCCCGTGTCACTGTGGGGTGGGTCGCTAGTTGAGAACGTAGTTCAAGCCTTGGCGCGAATCATTGTGGGAGAGCAGATGATCAAGATCAACGAGAAGTATCGCGTTGCTCTGACTGTCCATGATGCGGCAGTGATCGTGGTTCCCGAGGCGGAGAAGGATGAGGCGCTTGCATATATCGTCGAGTGCATGTCTACGCCACCCGAGTGGGCTAGGGGTTTACCCGTAACTTGCGAAGCAAAGTACGCACAAACCTACGGAGAGTGTTAATATATGTCAAATACAATTTGGCCTTTCCCGCCATTCCCAAACCCCAAGGACACGGGCAACCGAGTCCCTAAGTTTAACCCTGACAACCATGAGGACGCACCGCTATGAACAGAGTCAAGGAGAAGAACACATGATTTTCTTTTTTAAGAAAAAACCTTTGGTGTTAAATTGCGTTACCGACCGACACGACGTAATGACTTATGCGCCAATACAAAAAACTTCAAAGTTTTTTCCTGATTGGTGGAAACGTTTGCCCAAGTCAATTGACGATGCGGGAGCAGGAGTAGGTTTTAGAACCATGAAAACATGTGCTGGTATGCGTGACTTATTCCAACACGGAATTATTATCCCCATGTGGTCTGACGCTGTTATTAGTGTAGGAAAAATTGGCGAACAAGCATACAAATATCAATTCTCAGATAAAAGGTCTATCATTTCTGCCGACCATAGCGCACACCAACGTGGTGATTTTGCACCCGCAGACGCATATCAACATATAAAGGTTGATTCCCCTTGGTTATTTTCATGTGAGGAGGCAGTACCTCTTATATGGACAGAGCCAACATGGAATATGGGAGAACACCTTACGCAATACCGCGTACTACCCGCCGTGGTGGATTATAAATATCAAACTTCTACAAACATTAACTTAATAGCATCAAGAAAATTAAATGAAGTTTCAACTTTTATGATTCCGCATGGTCAACCACTTGTGCAACTAACACCATTGACAGAACGCGAGTTAAAGATTAACTTGGTTGAAGACGACGCCATGTTTAGACGTTTGAACGAACGCTCGTCCATAATTGCATTTATTAACACACACGATAAAAGAAAAACTATCTTAGAAGGTAAGTGCCCACATGTGGGGTAATAAAATTCTTAGCTAAAGGAAACCAAAATGAGCTTCACATGGTCTTTCTCGTCCTACAAGCAGTACCTTAACTGCCCCAAGCAGTACCAAGAAATCAAGGTACTTAAGCGCTTCTATATTAAGCCGACCGCGCAGATGACGTATGGCAATGAGGTACACAAGGCTTGTGAAAACTATGTCGCAGAAGGCACACCTCTCGCTAAGAACTATTTACAGTTCAAACCTGTGCTTGATACGCTCATGGAGATTGAGGGAACTAGGTATCCCGAACAGAAGATGGCGCTTGATGCAGAAGGCAAGGCATGTGAGTACGGCAAAGACTACTGGGTGCGAGGCATCGTGGACTTGATGATCATCGACGGAGACACTGCGTTCATCATTGACTACAAGACAGGAAGCAACAAGTATCCTGAGCCAAAACAGTTAAAGCTAATGGCGCTCATGGCGTTTGCTCATTACCCACAGATCAATCGAATCAAAGCGGGTTTACTCTTCGTAGTGCATAACAGTTTTATGACTGAAGAATATTCTAGGGAAGACATACCACAACTATGGGACGCATTCTATTCTGACTTGGGTAGAATGGAGGCATCGTATGCAAACGATGTTTGGAACCCCAATCCATCACCCCTTTGCGGTTGGTGTCCTGTGAACACTTGCCCTCATCACAAGGAAAGATAATGGCTTACGTCAATAAACCCCGCCCCTACGACAAAGAGTATCAACAACAGAAAGCCCGTGGTGAACATGAGCGCCGCATGGAGCGTCAGAAAGGGCGTCGTGCGATAGACAAGACAGGCTCAGACTCCAACGGCAATGGTAAGGCTGATAAGCGTGAAGGTAAGGATGTATCCCACGTTAAAGCCCTCGACAAAGGTGGCTCAAACAAAGATGGTCTGCGTATTCAAAGCGCGGCAAAGAATCGTTCATTCAAGCGTGACTCCAAAGGAAACTTGGTGTCAGAGACTAGCAAGAAGGAACGCAAGAAGTAATCTCTACTGTTAGGCATGAGTGAGTAGGTCTGGGGGGTATGTTGATCTTGCAGTTGCCGACCCCTTTTATAACCATGTCAGTTAAGCGGCGTATTCCTGACTCTCCTTTCGACGCGTCTGGCTTGACCGACTAGCCCCCGTAAGGGGCTACGTTTTAACATAGTAAGGAATAGTATGGATGTAGTAGATGACACAGTTGTTCGGATGGTGATCCCATCTA